CAAACATTGGAGTTTATTAAAAATAGATTTAATCTATCATTAAACTCTATAGGTATTGATAATATCTTTGAAATTAACGATACTATATTAGAAACAACAGAATGGTTTGACGACGAAATTCTAACTACAAAACATACAGACTTCTTTAATAAGAGAAGTATTAATTACAGTAAGAAAGCGAAGTCAATCACCTCAAACGATTTATTTTAATAAGGATACAAAAAGAAAATGGAAAATAGAAAAGCATTTGATTGGATTAATGAAGAGTCAATTACCTTCCTTCGTAGAGGGTATTTGAGTGAAGGGGAAGAACCTTTGGAAAGAATTAGAACTATTGCCGACCACGCAGAAAAACTTTTGGGTATGGAGGGGTTTGCAGATAAGTTCTTTGACTATATGGGTAGAGGATGGTATTCATTATCATCACCTGTATGGGCGAACTTTGGTAAGAAAAGAGGACTACCTGTAAGTTGTTTTGGTTCTAATATTGGTGACAATATCGAATCAATTCTTTTTACACAGGCCGAAGTTGGTGAGATGAGCAAAATGGGTGGAGGTACCTCAGGTTACTTTGGTAATATTAGAGGTAGAGGTGCTGAGATTACTGATAATGGACACGCTCCTGGAGCGGTACATTTTATGAACCTTTTCCAAAGTGTTGTAGATAATATTTCACAAGGGTCTACACGTAGAGGTAGATTTTCACCATACTTACCTGTTGAACATCCAGATATTATGGAATTCTTAGAAATTGGAACAGAAGGGTTTCCAATCCAAGATTTGACTCATGCGGTTACAGTTACTGACGAGTTTATGAACGAAATGATTGAAGGTGATACTAAAAAAAGAGCGATATGGGCGAAAGTAATTCAAAGAAGAGGTGAGATTGGTTATCCATACATTATGTTCACAGATACTATGAATAACAAATCACCTGAAGTTTATCGTGACAAGGGTGCTAAGATTTTTAATTCCAATCTTTGTTCTGAAATTGCTTTACATAACTCTGAGGAAGAGTCTTTCGTATGTGTATTATCATCTATGAATTTGTTACACTATGACGAATGGAAAGATACTGACGCAGTTGAAATTATGACATATTTCTTAGATGCAGTTGTTACTGAGTTTTTAACTAAAATTGAGGATATTAGAGATAATGGAACTATTGAAGGTAGGAGAGCATTCTTCTATTTAGAAAAGGCTTATAACTTCGCTAAAAGACAACGAGCGTTAGGTCTTGGAGTATTGGGTTGGCACTCACTATTACAATCTAAGAGCTTACCATTTGATAGTAGAGACACTGCAAGATTAAATGTTGAGGTTTTTAAACTAATCAAAGATAAATCTTACAGCGCATCTAAAGAACTATCTGAAATGTTTGGTGAACCCGAATACTTGAAAGGTTATGGTAGAAGAAATGTAACACTTAACGCTATCGCTCCTACAACATCCTCAGCATTCATTCTTGGACAGGTGTCTCAGTCAATAGAACCAATTTGGTCTAATTGTTATGTTAAAGATGTGGCTAAGATGAAAGTTACAATTAAAAATCCTGTATTGGAAAAACTATTAATTGAACTCGGTAAAAATACTAAAACGACTTGGAATAGTATAAAAAAGAATGATGGTTCAGTACAACACTTAGATTTTTTAACTGACGAACAAAAAGAAGTTTTTAGAACATTTGCAGAGATTAATCAAGCGTCAATTATAAATCAGGCCGCGATTAGACAAGACTATATCGACCAATCACAGTCATTAAATCTTATGATATCTCCAGATATGCCAACAAAAGATGTAAACAAACTTTTGATAGATGCATGGAAATTAGGAGTTAAGACACTATACTACCAACACTCTATGAATTCAGCTCAAGCATTTGCAAGAAAAAAGTTAAATTTAAATGACCTACAATGCGTAGCTTGTGAAGGATAATAAAAAAAACCCACCAAAAAAGGTGGGTTTTTTTATAAAATTAATATCATGAATATTTATCGGTATGGCACTAAATAAAACATATGGAGTAAATTTTCCTTTTAGACAAAGTACCGAAGGTAAATATTTGTCACTTACTAAAACAGTTGCTGAGGAGGTAAGAGCAGACTTATTACATTTAATACTTACAAGAAAAGGAAGTAGATACTACCTACCGGATTTTGGTACAAGAATATATGAATTTATTTTTGAACCTATGGACGGACCTACATTTGATGCGATAAAATCAGACATTCAAGATGCGGTTGATAAATATATACCTAATCTACAGATAAATGATGTATCAATCAAACCATATACTGATGAAGATAAAAGTCCTGTAGGTAACTTAAACTTACAAGACCAAGAAGTTACTTATGAAATGTTTGATATATTCAGAACCGCTGGTGAAGGTGTTGAAGACTATACAGCTAAAGTAAAAATAGATTATAGTATTAAAGAAAATACTTTTGAATCAAGAGATTTTATAATTATAAATATTTAAGTTAAATGGCTAATCGCAAAATATCATATACTGAAAGAGATTTTGAAGGTCTAAGACAAGACCTAATAAATTTTACAAGACAATATTATCCTGAGTTAATTGATAATTTTAATGATGCTTCGGTATTCTCAGTATTTTTAGACTTAAATGCTGCGATAGGTGATAATTTACATTTTCATATAGACAGAAGTATACAAGAAACAGTCTTACAATACGCACAACAAAAATCTTCAATATATAATATTGCGAGAACTTATGGTTTAAAAATACCAGGAAGTAGACCGTCAATTGCAATATTAGATGTTTCAATAACAGTTCCTGCCTTTGGAGACCAAGAAGATAGTAGATACTTAGGTGTTATTAGAGCAGGTTCACAATTTTTAGGTGCGGGACAAATATTTGAAAATCCTGACGATATAGACTTCAGTACTCAGTATAATAGTAAAGGTTTCCCTAACAGAACAAAGATACCTAATTTTGATTCCAACAATAGAATAGTGAACTATACAATTACTAAGAGGGAAGTTGTGGTAAACGGTACGACTAAAATATTTAAAAAAGTTATTAATAGTAGTGACGTAAAACCATTCTACGAATTCTTCTTACCTGAGAAGAACGTGTTAAGTATTACATCACTAATACAAAAAGATGGTACAGTTTACTCAAGTCCTCCAACATATGAAGAATTTATAACATCACCAAATAAATGGTATGAAGTTGACGCATTGGCAGAAAATACAATTTTTGTTGAAGACCCATCAAAGGCATCTGACAACCCAGGAATAAAAGTTGGGAGATATATAGAAACAGAAAATAGATTTATAAGTGAATACACACCTGAAGGATATTGTAGAGTCCAATTTGGAAGTGCTACTGTAACCGCAGACGACCAATTAGCTCAGTTTGCAAGAACAGGTATCCCTGTAAGATTACAAGACTATCAAAATAACATTGCTTTAGGTAGAACAGTAAAAGCAAATACTACGTTATTTGTAAAATATAGAGTTGGTGGTGGAGAAACATCAAACATAGGAGTTAACACTATCAATCAAATAGGTACTATTAATTTTTCAATTAATGGTCCGTCTAATAGTATAAACGAAAATGTTAGACAAACATTAAGATGTAACAACGTTACAGCTGCAATTGGGGGAGGTAATCTACCAACAACTGAAGAAGTAAGAAATATGGTTACATATAACTTCGCAGCACAAAAAAGAGCGGTAACAATAAATGATTACAATTCCCTAATAAGGACTATGCCGAGTAGATTTGGTGCACCTGCAAAAGCTGCGATAACTGAAGAAGATAATAAAATTAAAATAGAAATACTTTCTTACGATAATAACGGTAAACTAACAGGCAGTGTTTCAAACACACTGAAAGAAAATATTGCAAATTATTTATCAAATTATAGAATGATAAATGATTATATTTCAGTTAGAAGTGCTCAAGTTATTGACTTAGAATTTGAGTTCTCTGTGGCCATGGAGTCAACAGAAAATCAAGGACAGGTAATAACAAATATAGTTAATAGCGTTAATTCATATATGTCACCACAAACAAATCTATTAGGTAAAAATGTTAACATATCAGATATACGTAGAATAATACAAGACACTCCTGGTGTGAGTACTTTAGCCGATTTAAAAGTTTTTAATAAAACTGGTGGACAATACTCATCGTCAGAAACATCACAAAGATACTCAGACAAAAATACCAAACAAATTGAGTTGATTGATGACACTATATTCGCACAACCAAATCAAATCTACCAAATAAGATTTCCTGAAAACGACATTAAGGTTAGAATCAAAACACTTAAGAACGTAGATTTCTCTTAATCCTATTCCATATACTTTTATTTTTTTGAAATTAAAATTAAGGTAAATAACTATTTATCTTAAAAGAAATTAAATGCCAAAATCATATAGATTTAGAACCGATATTGGGGTAGACAAAGAAGTTAGATTAAACATTAGTCAAGATTTTGATTTTTTAGAGATACTTTCTTTAAAATTAAGACAAGAAGATTTATATGACAGATTTTGTGCGGACTACGGTGTTGTCGCGGGTAGAGTCGTTGCCAACGGAGGATACGGTATACCAAACGCAACAATTTCCATTTTTATTCCGTTAGATAATGTTGATGAAAACGACCCAATTATATCAACATTATATCCATACAAAAATTTAAAAGTTAAAAATGAGGATGGATACAGATATAATCTATTACCATATGTAAGGGAATATGGTGGACACACACCAACAGGAACCTTTCCTGATAGAGAAGATATACTCACAAGGAAAGAAGTTTTACAAGTATATGAAAAATATTATAAGTATACTGTAAAAACAAATGAGTCAGGTGATTTTATGATTGTTGGTGTTCCATTAGGGTCACAAAAACTTGTAATGGATTTAGACCTATCTAACATGGGTCAGTTTTCATTAAGACCATCAGACTTAATTAGAATGGGTATAGGTGTACCAACCCAATTTAATGGACAAGATTTTAAATCATCAGAAGATTTA